CCTTGAGTTAAGACAAATTCCATCAATTAGGTATGCCAACTCTTTGCATTTGTCTCTAATTTCATTATATCTTCCAAGTCTGTCACCATCGGGCTTGTGGTATTTGAAGTTGTTTTCAATTGTTGGGTTTATCAATTTCATTTCCCTCTTTCATTAATTCCTTAACCGAATAAACAGAACAAAATATCTTCGCCAAATTAACGACCGCTGTCTCAACAGATTGTAATTTCTGCCTCCTAACAATTGTGGGAGAATCGGCCTCATCCATTAAGTCGTCTGCCATGTCGCTTAAATCTGCTAAAACAATGTGATAAAGCTCATGAACAATCGACTCTTCCCACTCATCAACTAGTTTTGTATGGTCAATGTTGATATAGATTGCAGCTTCTTTTCTCAATCTGTATCGCTCGCACATCATTGCCGTATCCAAATTATCAGAATTAAAGATATGTTTCATCTCGTATTGACTTATATATTCAACCGATATATCCCAATCCTGAATACGCATGATTTTGGCAAGCGACTTCACAATTTCTTCAAGCTTTTCTTTGGCCGGTAACAAATTACTGCTCCCCTCCTAATATCTCCTGAATAATTTGTATCTTCACTTCATCGGGAGCATTCTTAAAAGATTGCTGTTCTTCGGGAGTCATATTCTCCATCGCCTCCTGTATGACTTGCTCAATGTTAGGCTGTGCAAATATACCTGTCTGTTCCTGTTTGGGCATTGTGGGCGATTCTGTGGCTTGTGGTGAGGTATTTTGCCCTTCCGGTAATGGTTGTCCACCTTGAGAATCAATGCCAATCTTCTTTAGCATCTGAGCTTGAGCATCGGGCATTAAGTCCTTATAAGCAATACTAGCCTTTGGAATGATGTCAGGCTTTTGTGACTGTGCTTCAATCTGCTTGTTGATATTTTCGAGGACAACTTGAGCATTAGGATATTTCTGTTGCACCATTTGCGTCCAGAATGACACAGCCGCAGGAGTTGGGTTATAGGCTCCATACTTCAGCATTTCTTGAGCAGAGTTGAATAGCCACATTTTGTCCCTCGGTAAGCCATTCCCTGCATCGGCATTAAAGATGAAGTCTGTGTTGTAGTAAAGCTCTCCTGCACTGTCTCTGACTAGGAATTTGTACTTGTCAAAATCGCCAAAGGAGTCTTTGCCATCAGTCCCTTTTGTCACGAAGGGGCGCAATTCATCATAGAAGGCTAGTTTGAACTCAAACATAATCTCGTACAGTTCCTTGAATGCGGCATACTTATTTGCTTCCTTCGACCGCAATCGTCCGCTCGTTTGCTGAACCTGAATTTGTTTTGCGATACCCGATACCGCTGTGGAGTCTGATTTCCCTTGATAAGTATTTGTTATACCTAGCGTAGATTGTGCCGCTTTGTACTGTTGTTGAGCAAATACAAGGTCATTACTAATGTCAGCAGATAAGTTCTTGACTCCAAGAGCACCGAGTTCGGCTTGTGAACCTCTGATAATCGAATAAAGCTCGTTGGTAATGTTAAACCTATGCCCTTCTAAGGCGGTTATAATGGCACTACCACGAACAATCTTCTCTTCGATGGTGCTAACGACTTTCTTCATGGCATCTTGTTGGTCACGAACAACGTCAACGTCTGATTGACCACCGAATGCAAAGTTTAACGGGATATTCTCACGAATGATTAGGGGGTATCTTGTCGGAATAAAGTATGGAACCTCTGTGCCTACAGGTAAGACTTCGCCACTCGCTAAAGTAACTTCTGTTCCGAGAACTTCAGACTCTTGTATCTCACCATCAATCCTACGAGCAAAGAAATTCGGTAGGTCCTCTAACGCAACGTCATCGCACCATACGAACTTGGATATCTCGCCATCGTCATTTTTGTACCAACAGACGATTTCTGTCACCATGTCATCGTTATTTGATTGCGACCCAATTCCATCTAAAGAATTTAAGTCTGGGAATTGCTCTCCGCTCGCCTCAATATCTACTCCGTATCTACTTTTTATATAGGATTTAGTAACTGAAGATAGCACGAATAGGTAATCCATTTTTTGAACTTGGTACACTCCTGGTTGTGGAATTATTCTTTTGGGGTGAATGCTGTTAATTTCTAATTCTCCCCTGTAAAGATGATGTTTGAAGTCGGGGTTCCAACCTACAGACATGACAGAAAACCCTTGCACCGGTGTTATTCTCTCGTTAACATCATTTATGCTTGTAATACCGAGCTCTGTTATGTCAGCGGTCAAGCTATCCTCTATCATTTTGGCTTGCATTTCAAAGCCTGGCAACTTTGTTCTCGCTGATGGTTGAGGAATTGTGGCATCGACGTTTGTTTCGATAAATTCAAGGACTAAATTGACAACATTATTCGCTTTTTTACTTGGTCCCCTTCTTGAATTGATGTTCTTGTCCACATCATGAGTGCCAAGATAAATCATTTCGCGTTCGTCAAATAATGATAGGTCAACCCCAGTTAGAGCGACCGATAATTTGTCTTGCCACTTCTTTAAAACTGCATTTTGTTTGGCCTCCATTTTTACTGATTTAATTTTATATTTCACTTTATTCACCACCTTTTTGCTGGCATTTCTTATACCACTTAACAAATATACCACCACCTTTTAGAACATAAAGAAAGCACTCCTTCCACAAAGAGTGCCTTTATTTTTATATTAAATTAACGATAATTGCTGTTGGTGATTTTTATCATAATTGAGATGTGTCAATATCTTTTCTTCTCTTTTCTTGGAGTAGAATCGTTGATCTGGATACCATTCAAAAAAATCGTGATTACGCTTACTACTGTTACAACTTTTACAGGCCGCTATTATATTATTGTGCGTGTATTCGCCGCCATTAGTTAGTGCTATAAAATGTTCTTGCTCTAATGGTTTTTCCTTACCGCAGTAAGCACATTTTCCATCAAAGTAAGTTACTATTTCATTCCATTGCTCGGCGGTTAATGTACTAGGAAGTTTGCGCTTCTTAGTTCTTCGTATTTGACTTTCAATTCTTTTGATTTCTCTCATTTTTTCTATGTGTTTGTGATAATATTTTACTTTATAAATCCTATATTGCTCGATATTCGCTTGGCGGTGTTTTTTTTGAGCCTCTGACATAGCTTCCTTATTATCCATATAGCGTTTTTTCCAATAAGGCAACATTCGTTCTCTATTTTCTTCTCGATATTTTCTTGCATACATAGAAAGTGTATCTTTATTTTCTTCCCTATATACCGCAAAACCAGCTAAGATTCTGTCTCTATTTTTAGAGTAATAATTATCTTTGTATTTTTTAATTAAACACTTATTTTTCTCGGCATACTTTTTTGCATAATCATTGAGACATTTCTTACACCTTCTCGTCAAACCACATCTACAGCTATTTTGTTTATTAAAGTATGCTTTAGTATTTGGAAATTCTTCCCCGCACTTCGTACAAACTTTCATTTCAGACAAAACAAATAACCCCCTCACAGGTTTTTCTTTTTCCTCAAACTTTCAGTGGCGAAAAGCACTTGAGGAAATGCCTTGTCAAGAAGGTTAATTACTCCTTCCCTATTCGCCTAGTTATATTATACCATATTTTAGGGTTATCTGCCGATCTTCGATAGAATATATTCCCTCATTTTAGGGTCTGCTCTTTGGAGGTCTTCGATTATGTCCTCTGGTAGCTCGTTATAATTCACTCTACGTTCTTCCAACATTGTTTTATTGGAGTGATGGGAAATTATTCCATAGCCTACGGAGTCGGCCCAATGGTCATATGTGCATTCCATATACTTTTCAGGGTCCCTATCGTCAATGAGCAATTGGGGTAAGGTTTCAATGATCTTTTCGCAAGTACTGAATATCTTGAGCTTACTTGTCATTGTCTCGGCGTTTTCATCGTAGTAAGGCTTTAGGTATTCGTGAAAAGTCGCTTTACGAAAAACCCTGTCAGTAACGGCCCTGATGCAATCCGTCACACCACCTTCTATATAAAAATCAATAATCGACTTACCTTGTGGAGTATTGGCACTCTTTGTAAGAGGACTAACAGCCCACGCGTCATGACCTACTACAGTAAAGCCTACCCGCTCATTTCCTGTTTTAAGGACAACTTGCCTAGCTTGGTCTGAATAGCTTACTTTTGGCTCTTTTGGGTCCCTTGTGTATTCCCTATAGATATAAACCGTCCCGAACTCATCCACGGTATACCAATACCAAGCAAATGGGTCTGTATAGCCATTATCAGCCGACCGCCATTTTCGCCAATGATCCGGTATCTTAAACGGCTTAACT